CTTGATGTCGGTTTGTTCCTGCGTGCGCCCGCCGCCATGCCGTAGAGCCTGGCAGTATTCCACGAGGTCTTGAAACGTGTTGAGGCGGCTATCGGACATATCAACCTCGATTGTCGGTTTCGGCAAAGCCGAGTTTCTTCATCAACGCATCTTTGTCCATTGCAACCCGAAACGCATATCCGTTTTTCAGTACAACCAGCGTTCTGTTGTCGGGGTATCCGAGCGCCCTGCTCACATACGCAATGGACGCCGGATCAACCCATTGCATTTCAGTGTTTGGGTACTCGCCGGGAACCTCGATCATGTCTGCACCTGCACCTTCGCCTTCTTCTTTTTCTTCTGCTGCTTCTGACCGTCCTCGTACTCCTTCACCTTCCAGCGGGGAGCGTGCTTGTGCAGCACTTCCTGCTCGATCTCTTTGCGGAGATTCGGGTTGTTCCGCACCTTCTCCGCCAGCTTCGGATTCGTCGCCAGCCGATTGGAAACCATCTCCTGCATCAGGTCGGGAGCCAGTGGAATCGGCGTCTGGTACTCCTCGTCCACAATCGGCGGCGTGTAGTTCACGCTGCCGCTGAGTCCCAGTCGCTTCACCTGCGCCGCTTTGAGCAGGTCATGCCGATCCGACACCCACGCCAGCGGGTCGCTAGGCTTGCCGAGACGAGACATGAACACCTTGCCGTTGATGTTGATGCCCGCTTTCTTCGCTTGCGCCAGGATGTGGTTGCGGCTGGCACGCCCCATCGTCTCGAACTGCTGGTTGTGACCACGGCCGGCGAGGAACTCTCGATCCGAACGGGAACCGGGTGGCGTCCTGAGCGCCAGCATGGCCGCGAAGCCGGGATTGTTCCCTTCGCTCCGCAGTCGCTCGTAGACGTGCAACACGCCCGCAGCGGCACATTCGTCGCGGTAACTGGCATCCTGATTTTCGATGGACATACCTGCCATGACTTACGCTCCTTGCTCTTGGGGTTGAGGCTGCATCGGGGGCGGTGGCTGAATCAAATAGGGCGTTGGGTCCAGGTCTAGCGCCTTGCCCATGTCCGCCATGAAGGCGTTCCACGGACCGACTTGACCGTTCATCACCATCGACTGAATGGTAGGCATCGCGGCTTGACCGAACTCGTTCAAAGAACGGACGCGGTTCTGCTTGTTGGGCTTGCGCGCCGAACCAGCTTCCACGCGGTAATCAAAATCGCGGACCACCTTATCGAATGGCTGACCCATGATGTACTGTTGCCAGAACATCGCGCCCATGTCACCGAGTACGGGTTGCACATCCTTCGGCTGGCAGAACCATTCCGCCGCCTCCATCTCTTTCATCGCGCATTCGCTGAGGAAGTCCTCGACCTGTGAAGCCATGTCCTCGGGGCGAATGCTCGTGTTCTGTTGTCGCACGTCCGCTTCGGTAGCCGACCGCATCTGTTGACCGCTAATGCCGTAGAGCAGTTCGGTCAACCCCGTGCGTTTGTCGAACGAGTTGTTGACCGCCTCCACAATCTGATAGAGGGCGTAATCGGCTTGCGGGGCATCGAGTAGCGAAATAATATCCTTGATGGACTTGCCGGTGATCTCGCTGATCTCGATCATCGTGAACGGGCCGCTCCCCTTCTTCACCTGCGACTTGAAATCTTCTGCCGCGCTCTTGAGGATGCCGACATAGGTATGTGCCGACTTGGCCGCTTTGTCAGCCAGGAACGACATCGCCCAGTTGATGAACCGCAGTTCGCCAATACCCGGCTTCACCAGCGACACCGGATAGACGGCGTGCGGCTTGTTGTAGAAGTGCAAGCGAGAGAAGGGCCAACCGCCATCCGTCCAGAAGGGAATCGGCCACTGGGACCGCATGAACAATTCTTGCTTCGCCTCTTCCAAGGCTTGCTGCACCGGCATGAGCGATTGCTCGAAGCCGGGTGGTGTCGCCTCCGTCATGCTCGCCAGCGAATCGGTAAGCTGCACAACCTTTTGCGAAAGTTCTGTGGGAATGTTCAAGAAGTACGGAACGTCCGGCGAGACAGCGCAGTAGCAGTAATCTCCCAGTTCCGAGAGTTGCCCGAACAGGTCGGCGTTCACGTCCTTCAGGCGGTCGCCGATACCGCACTTGGAGAACACTTCCCAGTAGACGAGCAAATCGAAACTCTTGCCGGTTTTCTCTTCCAGCGTCTTGTCTTTGTCCTTCTTACTGTTGGTGGTCGATTGGCTGGCGTGCGTTTGCAAGTGGCCCTTGAGCGAACCGGGAGGCAATTGGAACTTACGCTCCACTTCCCACACCGCTTGTCGGCGACGAATCGCCACCCAGCGAATATCCTCGTAGTATTCGGCGTCAGGATCGAACACTACGTCGTTGCTGGACAGGTAACGCGAAAACGGCAATTGGATGTTAGAGCCGGGTGGCGTTTCCATCACCGTTTCCAAAAAGCTCATTCCGGTGATGATCGCTTCGCAAATCGCCCGCCGCGCGTGCGTCTTTTTGTCCTGCTCCTGCTGCACCCAGTTGAGGTAATGCTGCTTGACTTCGGCGCACGATTGCTTTTGCGCCCGCTTCTGCATTTCCTGCATCGCCATCTGCTGGTACTGCATGAACATCGGGTCGGGCGGAGGTGGCATCATCCCCATCGGCACCTGCGGCGGCGGCTGAATGCCAAACGCCATCGGCGGAATCTCGGGATACGCTTGCGGCGTCACTTGAATCCGTGGATTGGTGGCATACAGCGCCGGACCATATAGCGCCACCATCTCAAAGACGCGGTTGCAAGACATGCGGAACTGCGGCAGGGAAATGGTGGCGTCACTCGCCAGAAAGCCGGAATCGCCGCTCTTGGCGTAGGCGTTCTGCCACATGAACGTGTGGTCGCCATCATAGAACTGATTGGCCTCATCGGCCCACCGCTGGAACTTCTCGTGCTTGCACGCCAGCGCCGTCTTGATCTTCGCGTTCCACTCGGTGCAGAGCGGCGCGAACGGCTGCTGAAAGTCTAGTTTGGACAAGTCCATTGGCATGATGGCGACTCACGATTTACGAGGCGGCTTCTTCTTTGGTTTCTTCGGCCTTGCCGATGATGCCCTTCTTGGCGAGTTGACCCTTGAGGCCGTTCATCTGCCCGAGCATCTGCTTCACCTGAGCGTCCAGACGATCGCGCAGTTCTTGCATTTCCTCATCACGCGCGATGTCGTAGTCGGTGTAGCCCCACGCGCCGTTCTCTCGTTGGGCGTGGTTCTTGTGTAGTCGCGGATCATCGACATGCTTGACGCCCGAGACAAACCGACCTGAGGCGATGCGGATTGCCAGCGAGTGATCTTCCACTCGCACAACGATGCCAATGTCGCCACCTTTGTCGTTACGCAGTCCCTTGGCATACCAGACAACAGGCTGGCCTACCTTGGGTCGTGGCATGACGAAGTTGCGGATCTCTTCGTCCGTCACGTTGCGTAATGGCTCGTAGCCGTTTTGGGTTGCTGCCACACTCATACATCGCTCCTTGGGGTCAGCCTTGTGGGCCGAGGTTGATGAAATCCGTACCGTTCAGCGAGGCTTGCGCCGCGCGTTTCTCTTTATTGCGACTCTTCATGCGCTCCCACGCATCCACGATGGTAAAGCGCTTGGCCGGGTTAACTGGCTTGACGTACTTGCAGCCGTGGGCGGCAGCGTATTCCACGCATTGGATGGCGTGGCAAGGGGTGCGGGTGTCCGGTTCATCCGTCACCATGTCCTTGATTTTCTTCTTCTTGAAACGGTTGAACTCTTTGAGCAGATTTGGGCAGCGCTGCGTGATGACACGAAACTTGGTGGTGCCATCCCGGCGAATCGAGAGCCATTCACGCAGGCTCAAGGCGCGTCCCTGCACGTCATCCGAACCAGCCATGAATGAGGACTTGGTTTCGACGCTCTGAATGCCAGCCTCACGTAGCTTTGCCGAATACTGCTCTCGTGGTGTTTGACCGCCGCCGATGTCACGCAGCGCACCACCGTGGGCGTCGATCATGAACGATTGAAACGTCAATCCGTCCGCCACCAGCTTGAAGTGATGCCCGAACTTCGTGGCATCGCAGTGCTGGATATACAGTTCGTTGAACGCGATAACCCAGTCGCCTAAATCGGGCGGTGGAATCGTGATGAACACCGCAGCGCAGACGGTATGCCCAGGATCGACGATGGCGTAGTTGCACCAATTGCCGGGCGGAATCATGTGCGACGAACGCAGGATACGCTCAATCTCCGCTACTTCGTTTTCGTTGTCCTTGTTGAAGTCGAGTTTCAGCCCATGAATATCCTTATGGAACGTCGGGTACATCAGGATCGAGTCCGTTACCGGCTCACCCAATGCACGCTTGCGGTACACGTCCTCACCTTCCTGCCGCCATCGCTTGATATTCTCCTCTCGTTTTTTGGCATCTTGGAAAGGATTATCAAAGACTGTTGCACGAATAACGATGGTCGATGGCGAGGGGTGGTTCTTCTCGTCGTCGGCGCGTTCCATCAGGTTCACGAGCGCATCGTTCTTGACGTGCGGCAACGCTGTCCATCGCAGTCGGCCTTCTCGCATCGTGAGACGACCAAGCAATTCCTGATACCATTCCGAGCGTTCAATGTCCTCGTCGATGTGGGCAAGGTCGCACTGAAAACCTTGCTTAGGGTCGCCTTTGCTTCCCATCGCGTAGATTTTCCAGCCGGTCGTCAGTTCGCACACGGAGAAGATATGTTCGCCTTTCTTCTCCCATGCCATGCTCTTGATGAATCGGGCCGGGATTAGCGGCGGGGCGGGGCGGGCTTGCTTTTTGCGCCGCATATCGTCTTCGTTCCACGGCTTCCACACACGCCATTTGCCGGTGGCTTCGTCCTGAATCATGTTGAACGGACCAGGCTCAAACAGGTAGCGATAAATCACTAGCCCGAAGTGGTCCACGTCCATTCCCAAACACACCAGAATGCCGTTTTCTTTAGGGTACTTGTCGTAAGGGTCTTGCCCTGTGACAGCGCGGGCGTCTTCGACGAAGCCAGCGAGACTCTTGCCTGTCTGGTTGCCAGCGATTAACGCCACTTCCATCGCGTGGCAGCAGTGGTAGCGATCCTGAAACGGCAAAGCCTCGTAGAGCGACAACGCCTCCATCTCACGCTTCTGCAATTCCGCAGCCAGCGCAGCAAACTCCTGCGCCTGATATGAACTGAACAGGGAGGCGAGGTCGATCTCGGGAATTTGTGTTTCGTCAAGCATTCGCGCTCTCCGCGTTGCGAATGCGCACAATCTGCCCGTTCAAGGCGTCTTGCATGCGCTCCTTCATCATGCGTTCCAGGTCTTTCGTGGAAATGTGTTCTAGGTCGCGCGTGAGCATCCCGCTCTCGCTGATCTTGGACGAAAGCCTGAGAACGTCTTGCAGAATCTTCGCCTTGATATGCGGCGATGACTTGGGGTTGTGATACAAGGCGACAAGGTGCTGCGCGAACATTCGCGGTCCGCCGAAGAACTGCATGATGTTCTGATACACTTCCGCGGCATGAGGGATGGAACCACTGCCGTCCGTGATGGAAGCGATCAACGTCT